CCACCTTAAAACTTACTGCAGGTAATGGAACATTAGGATTCATCTCCGCATCATCATAATAAACAGAGATGTTCTTAAATTCTTCAGATGATTGTATAACATCACGAAGATTGACTAATATATCAACCCACTTGGACATAATCTACCACCTCAATGGTTTACTATGTACAATTTCATTCATTACGAACAATTCATCATCATCAGAAATCCCATTAGCCACTTTATATGCTTCTATAGCCGCATCTACTGTGGCGAATAACCACTTACCATAGGACATCGCATTTTTTTGGTCATCATTCATCACACGTGCCTCAAATTCCCAAACTGACATCCAAGAGTATCCTGCAGTCGCAGTATACACATGGTCTTGCAGTTCAGCAGGAACTTCAGTCATATGCAATCTTGATGCGATGTAATACTTCCCATTCTCATAAAAAGCATCCAATTCCTCAAGCGTGTATTTTGGATTAAAACATCTGAAAGTAATCTCATGTATAGTTGTGGCTTGGTTATCAGGTGTAACTAACTCCACACTACGAACCGCAGTCAAATCCCTTGAAGCTTCGCTCATAGTAAGTGTTTTACGAAGAGTAAAAATAACACGTGTTGGAGTATCTGCTTCCAATGTTTGCTCAACATCAGCATCCAAAACCATCTCTGGATCATAACAATTCAAATATTCAGATATTTTGAACTTAACATCTTTAGTTGAATACGGTTCAGAAGTTTCCAACAACACCTCAACATAATCCACACCAACAAAGGTTTGTCTATTAGTTTCAAAAAGGAATGAATCTCCAGTATAAGTGATTGGATGTAGTTTACCCTCTTCATCTGCTTCATAGAAATAGTCTTCACAAGGATACAATCTATCAACAGTAGCATCCTTAAGGAAGTGTATAATCCTGTAGTATTCATCCATCTTTAAATTCATAAATTAAACCTCATCTAATGTGTAATATAACCAATGCCCATACTTATCCGCAACAATCAAGTAACTTCCTTCTTTATTATGAACAATACCTATATTATTAAACTCTTTAGCCTCACCAAACTCTTTTTTCAAATTAGTTTTATTCAACTTAATATCATAAGCAAAAACAGGTTCAGCATATTTTTTAGCATCTATTTGATTGCCTAAATCTTCCAAGCACTCAAATAGTTTCTGTGGAATGGGTAATTTCCCTCTAAATAAATCAGAAAATTTGTGTTTGAGAGGTATTTTAACCACCTCTCAATGATTATCCATCACCTTGAGTTTCACGAGGGTCTGTTAAACTATTTGCAGTAATAATCTCTGAAATATAATCTCTAATATCAGAATCATCATAATTGTGTAATGCTGCAACATCATGAACTAATCCACTATCAGCATCACCAACAGTAGTTTCCAAATCATCAACTGCTTTAACTAACCCTTTAGTAGAATCTCCAACAGTAGTTTTTAAAGATGAAATGTCTTTTTCATCTCCACCATTGGAAGCATCTAAATCCTCAAGAAGCTGATATAATCTTCTTTTATTTAATTTACCACCAAAGAATAAGTGGCGGAATGAGTATCTTAAACTCATACTTCACCTCCCACCTTATTCGGTTAATCCAGTTTGTTTTAAAATCGCTTTAGGATGTTTACAAGCTAATCCCATTTCAGCCCAAACTTCTATTCTGTTAGAGAATGGATAGGTGTCTTCTTTAGCGATATTAACGTTAATTAAACCACCCTCCATAGTAGAATGGTTAGGATTAACATTTTTATAAACAGTAATTGGTTTGGTTAATCTGTCAATACCATATAAAGTACCGTCAGGAACAGTAGTTTTAGTATTGGTGAAAGCAACACCTTCACAATCATTAGGTGTGAAACTACCATCTAAAGCAGAATAGAACTTATTCAATGCCCTGTATTGGTTAGTATTAACAAAAGCATCAGTTAAATTATAATTCCAACCTTCAACATCCTCAAAAGTATATTTCATATCAACAATATCATCATTGATTTGGGCGGAAGTATCCCAAGCACCATCATTCAAAGTAATAGTGGATGAACCTGCATTCTCATCCATAAACTTGAAAATGTCATTGTTAATAGTTCTTGACATACCATAAGCAATACGGTCATATGCTCTTGCAATCTCATCAACAAAACCATTCTCTTTCAATTTAGCTTCAGAATACTCAAAAGCATAACCAAATTGATAAGTATCTCCACTTCTACGAGAAATAGGACTAATAACAATAGTGGATAATTTACCTAACTCTGAAACAGGTAATGGTTCAGACATTACACCAGTCTGAATATCATCTTCAGCATTCAAATCATCTCTAAAGTAAGAGAAAGTAGTTGCTCCACCTAAATCAACAACAGGGAAAATATCCAAGAAGAACAATTGATGTTCCATCTTCTTCAAGATAGCCCTTTCAACAAATTCTTTTCTTAATAGCTTTTCAGCTGATAAAGTAATAATTGGCATAACTCAATAAAACCTCATAAAATAAATTTAGAATCCAATTAATTGCATTAAAACAGGTATTTTAGCCTGACTTCCTGCAGTAGCAGAAACTAATGCAATAGCCTTACCATTAGTGTTATCTTTATCAAAAACATTGTTACCTTCGTAACCAACTCTATCACCAACAGCAATAGCGGCATTTTCGGATTTTAACTTAACATTGTGTATGTAATAACCAAATACACGAACGGTACAGATTCTTTTATTGTAATCTCCACTTGAAGAAGTTTGATTTGGTCTGTCTTTTCTCCAAATAGGATTATCAATAACTTGTCCGATGATTTGGTCTGCCTTTGCGGCAACTTTAATAGTCTTATCTGCAGTATCTAAAGTTACATAATCGCCTTTTTTAACTTCGGCGGACATAACTAACACTTCTTCACCATCAGTACCTTTATATTTGGTTGCAGTACCCTCTTCAGCATAGAACCAAATATCGGTTTCAAACGGCTTGTATTGTTCTATTTGAACCATAACTTAATTTACCTCATTATTTAATAAATCTAATTCTTTTTCTAACTTTTCTAAAAAAATAGAGTATTTTAAAATCTTTCCATTATGTCGGAGAACATATACTTGCTTCCCATCCTTATTAAATCCTGATTTATGAATAGTTGGATGTTTATTAGTATGTGATTCACTCATTTTCTTACGAGTTTCTAAAGAATGGGTTTTCCCTGTAAGAGATTCGCTTATCTTCTTTTTAGACTCCTCTGAAAATTTAAAACCACATAATCCATCGCCACCAAGAGTATAATTAAATTTAGGATTATATCTCCTAATGTACAACTTTTCCAAAAGACTTGCAGTCTTTGGATGGTATTCCTCCATATTCCATTCTTTTAATACTTCATAGGAATATCTATCATGATTATTTTGCAAAACACGATTAATTTGTTGTGCATCGTATAATGATGGGTTGTGGTGTTCTTTGTGTCTTTTATTTCTGTGAATATAAGTATCCTTACCAATATAGACAATAGTATTATCTTTTAAAGAATCCCTATAACAATAAATCCCTACACTCATAACCCACTTGCGGCAAAATCAGCCTCAAACATTTCATCGGTGTACTCTTCCTCTTCATTCTGCTCCCCAACAGGATCATCGCCATTATCAACATGAGTATCAGTCGGAGTAACACCTTTCTGTGGACTTGACACTTTCATTGTTCTTTTAATAAGCTCAAGAGTTGGAATAGATAACTCTTCATACTCTTTAGCGAGTTTATCATCATCTCCGACAATATCTTGAATCAACTCTTCTTTACGAGCCTTATTCATAACATCAAAAGCATCCGCTTTTTCTTTCAGAGCCTTATTCTCCTTAATCAAGTTATCCTTATCGGAGTCTGACTCCTTGATTTTTTCAATTTCCTCCTCTTGTTGTTTAATAATACGCTTGTATTGTTTCTCTGTGCTTTCTAACACACCAATACGCTTCTGTAACTCATCTTTCTCACGAATTACCTTTTCTAATGCACTTTCTCCCATATTTACCTCCGTACTTGTACTGGTAATATTGTTGTACAAAATATTACTTCTTGGATTTTTAGTCAAACCAATCTCTCCCATAGAAATGCTTGAAATACTGTAATAATCCCCCATATCAACCAATTCAGTATCAAAAACAGGACTCAAACCCATACCATTCAAATCAAATCCTTCAGGAGCATCTGCCTTTAAAACACCATCCTCAACAACAAAATTAGATAAAACGCCCAAAACTTCCTTTGAATGTTCATTAGTAATATTAATGGTTGATGTTTTTTTAGCAACATTCTCTAAATCCTTAACAGTATAACGAACAGGCTTACTCAAACCTGCATCAGGATATTCCAAATCCTGTGGCTTAAAAATAGTTATCATAATCTCTCCTTACAGTATTGGCAATAAACTCATTATCTCCTGATGGAACATCTAACTCTCCCATACCTGCCAATAACAAATAATACTCTTCAGAAAAAGTTTCATCAATAGGCTCTTTAGTACAATGCCCATGAGGATGATCCATCTCCCAATCATCATATAATCTTGGTGGTCTTTTCTCTTGAGCAAGACACCAATCACAAGTAGTGGATAAATGTGCTGACCTCCAAACATACAGTTTATCATCACCATACACAAACTTCATAACATTACCATGAGTCTTGTCTTTGGAATACTGCATATTATTCCCAATAGCATCAACAATACTCCTCATGGCTCTTTTAATGTTAGGAACAATACTAAACATATCCTTTGTCATATTATTCATAAAAAACTCTGATTTAGCTTTCAAATCATATTTTAACTGATTAATCGCACTTCTAATAGAATTCTCCATGATAGAATACATACTTGTATCCTGTTTAACATGACCACCAAACAATGGAATATTCCACTCAACCAAATCTTCTTTAAGAGATTCCCACACCGCAGAATCAATTTGAGAAGTAGCAGTTTCAATCAAATCAGATTCAAACTCATCCATTATACCATCAATCTCTTCCCCAATCTCTTGAGGAGTCATCGAATCCAACCGCTCAAACAACTGTTTTAACAACAACAAACAAGCAAATAAAACTAACTGCTCATCAGACTCATAATATGATGGAGGAACAAACAATAACTCATCATCATCCTCATCATCATAATACTCATCTATCAACTGTACCTGTTTCACCATCAGTCTGTTCCTCATTCATGTTTGACTGGTCATCATCACCTTCTTCAAGATAATTAGCATCTAAATCAGTATCGCCAGTCATAAAACTAATATAAGCAGAACCTTCCTCTTTACCAATCTTGGCAAGTTCAGGATTAATTAAATCACGTTCCAACCATTCTTTCAAAAATTCTTGACAGAACTCAATAAATAAAATATGTCCAGTATTAGGGTCAGTTAATTGCACTTGAGCAGTAGACCTATTTGAAGACTCATTACTGTACAATGATTCAGGAGTAACCAAACCCTCATATAACATACTCTTCAAGGATTTTATGTAACTCTCAATCTTCGGCAATACATTATCACCAACAACATCCACCTCAATCCCATAAGGTAATGTAATTACTCCTTTTTTATGATAATTACTCAACTCATCAGCAATACTATCCCTTGCAAGTTTATCAATCTTCGTTTCCTTACGTGTTTCATTCCCAATAGTCGCAACCATCACATTAGCAGACTTAAACACAATAGAAGGCATCATACGAGCCAAAGACTCAATATAATACGAAATATCAATCACATTCTTAACCAAAGACTGACCATTACCATCAATCTCAATCAATTTAGGATTACTAATCTCATCAACATCAAAAGTAACAGTAACAATATCCTGTGTCTGATAATCCTCCCAAAAAGAACTGCCTTTCCAATTCTTCAAAGCAGATTTCTTAACAACCAACTGCTTATAACCAACCAACTGACTGTTCTCATCATAAATCTTCTTTATTAAAGCCTTCTCACCATCAAAAGCCAACAATCTCAAATCATGATGACCATCAACAAGAATCTTCTCATAGAAAACCTCACCATCAACAAGAGTCTTCCACAAACACTCATAAGCCTTACCCTTCAACCGCCATTCTTTATCCATCTCAATAATATGATCCACCGCTTCTTGGTCATCACCAGTAACAACAAAAGAAGAAATGGTTTTCATTATCAAATTATTCAAAATACCATAAGTAGTTGGGAAATTAGCGGCTTTCCTACAATTCTTAATGGATGGTTTAATCTTTGGTGGTGCATACTTAACCCAATCCTCACTTCTTTTATCCAACTCTAATGTGGCAATATCATCCACACCAACATTATACACACGATTAGGCTCAACATTCTTCAAACTAACCTTTGTACGTCTAAACCTATCAAAAACACTCAATATATATGCACCTCACTCAAATCAAACCCACTATTCGGACTATAATCGCTTAATTTACCTCTCACACCATAACAGTTATAACACAACGCATCAATCGCATGGTCGTTAATTTTCAAAGGCTTATCCAATATGTTCCCTAAACGGTCTTTCTCCCATTGATATTCAGGCAACTCACGAATCAAATTCTCACAATCCTCTGAAACATGAATCTTCGTAGCACGAGTAGTTTCAATCTTCGCAGTAACATCCTTAACAGATGGTTGAGTCCACAAACCATAACCATTAAAAACAGCAATACGGTCAGGAGAAGCCGCATCAGCATAAACACAATCAATATCATCAAAACCTAAACCATGACTACTCAACAACGATTGTATTTTATTCAAAAACTCCTCATTAGTCAATTCAGGCTGATACACCTCACCAAGAACATAACACTCATCATCATACCAACCACACAACAAGAAACAGGAAGGAACATTCCAACCAAAATCCACACCTGCAGTATAAAACTGGAAATACTTCCTACCTTTCAAGCCAACGCTCCAATTGTTAGTGAAAATCTGTTTAGAATCGGTTATCCACTCACCAAGAGTATGCGTTCGCCACTTATCATAATCAGTTTCCTTTAAATCCTCATAAACCTTACGTTGCTTTTCAGGAAGATACGGATTATCCAAATAACTAAAATGTATTTTATTGAATTCAGGATCATCAGCATGATGAATAAAAAACTCCTGATACAACCAATGACTCTTCCATTGAGGTTGCACAACAAGTAACATCTGACCATAATGTTTTTGACTGACAGTATGTCTGATACGAAGGTCTAATTCCACATAAACATCCTTACTAATCTCCTCTGCCTGTTCAACATAAACAAAATCAAGATTAAGACTTCTTAACTTCTCATCAGAGTCCGTTGGGATAAACTCAATAGTAGAACCATTATCAAAAGTAATAACTCCATCAGACTTATTCTCATTATACGAAATATTGTATTTGATAAGGAACTCACGAATCTCCTTCCAAGCAGTTTTCTTCAAAGAAGGAAGTGTTTGTCTGAAAACGCCGAATACGGGCTTTTGGATACTCTAAAGCATATAAAACAACTTTTGTACAAGCATATATGGTTTTTCCACTTCCCGCTGACCCCATAATCATCAAATGGCGAGTAGTATCTCCCATATTTTCATATTGCTTATCGGTAAGCACCAACTGCACTACTAATCACCCCATAACTTTCCAAACTAAACCTTTGGATAACACTTTTTCTTCAAGTTTATCTAAATCAACAGATGCAATGGCTTTCCTTTTACCATCATCATCATAATACCTATATTCATACATAAAACCTTGTTTACAAGCAGTTTTTTTGATTTTAGTTACTCTAAAAATCCCTGTTGAAGAAGATGCTTTTGAAACATTAATTTTATTGTTCAAAGAACGAGATTTACCATACCAACAATTTTTTTCACCACTAACTTTATCCCTAATCTTCTGCTTACTCTCTTCTGTATGATGTCTACCATAAAAATGATTTTTTTCACCTTTACGAGCTTCACTCATTTTCTTACGAGATTCTAATGAATGTTTATATCCAACAGAACCATCCCCACCTTTTGTGTAATTAAATTTAGGGTTTAGAACTTTAATCAATCCTTTTTCAAGGCAATTCAAATAAACATCAGAATAATGGTCTGCTTCACAAACAACCTCATATTCATATCTGTCAGGATTATTCTGCAAAACACGATTAAAAACTTGTCTATCATAAAATGATGGTCTTAAATGTTCACTATGCCTTTGATTCTTATGAATGTAAGAATCTTTTCCAACATAGACAACATCGCCAGTTTTCAAATCAGTATATTGATAAATTCCCTTACTCATTATCTTCTTCTTTTTCTTCAGATTCTTTCTCTATATCAGAAAACTTTACAATCTCAATCTTCTGTGAATTATCTATTTTAGCCTCAACCCTTTCAGTTTTCTCCCATCTTTTAGGAAACTTCCTTGAAAGCATCCATTGAGCCACACCAGTATTCCCCTGCTTAATAGACTCATTGAGAATATCAACTATATCAGTTTCACAAACCGCTTTAGCCTGCTCCACCTTCTCATAAAACTCATCATACGGTCGAATACCCTTCTTACCTTTCTGCTTCCAACCCAACCAAGTATTATAATTCAAACCTGCACTAATCACAGACTGCTTCTCATAATTACCATTCTCAATCAAACGCAGAGCCTTATTAATCTTACGATAATCCATCTTCGTAGGATTACCCTTTCTCCGCTTACCAGTAACCCTTGACACTTTAGGCTCATCATGGCGAATACTCTCACCATTCTCATCCACATCAGCATCAACAGACCTACTGAAACCAACCGCCATAAACAAACCTCCTCATTTAGAACATAATTGCAATACCAATCTCTAACATGATACTGATAAGAACCCCTGTCGCAATATACCAAATACGCTCATCAACCTTATCAACACGGTCATTCAACTTCTCCATCAAAGCCAACAATAAAGCATCCTGCTCCTTACGATTCTCAATCTCCTTTTGATTCTCATCAATCAACTGCTGCTGATAAGCCAAAACCTGACCATTCGTTTTATCTTTTATCCCAAG